ACCCCCTCCTGGTTGGGGCGCATCAGTGATCGCCTGTATGGGTTGTTCGCCTTCCTGGAGTTTCATTTCATGGATTGGTATTTTACGGCAGAAGATAATTTTGAGATGGCGTATCTCAGGATATCCTCCAAAGGAACCGCTTTAAAGAAGAAATCCGTGGAAGACACCATGCTCTTGCTAGACTGGTTTGAGACAGCTCACTGTTGTAAGTGGACTACCTGGTTACCCGACTGGGTGTTGCAAAGGGAACTAGTGCGGAACACCATTCTGTATCATAACAGGAAGGAGCTACTCAGTCGTGTGCGGTACGAACTGTTTGTGGATACTGTATTTTTTGTGATCCTACTAGCCCTCTCCCTCGTGTTGCACCCGATTTTCCTGGTGACCCTCATTTTTCCACTCACACGCGTTGCGGCGGTTGTTGAGAATCAGAAGACCATACTTTATGCTGAGATTCAGAATGAGAGGGATACAATGCCCATGATTTTCAAGAGGGTGCGTGATGGACATGTCGCATATATCACCAAATCCTGCGGTCTGCTGGGTGCCATCTATATGGTTGTGCTCATGTTTAGGAAATGGAATCAGATGTCCAATCAGGGTAATCTCGTCCCCACCACTATCGAGGACGTGAAGGAAAGGGATCTAGAGACCAATCCCTGGTCTGGAGTGATAGTAACCCCCATGCCAAGCGGGGCCAAATCCAAGACCATCACCGCTAAGATATTGGGAGCCCTTGTCCAGAAGAACCTGTGCCATGTGGAATTAGAGGGTGAGGATGGAGACGTATGCAGATGCGATGCATTTTTCCCCAAATCCAATGTGGCAATATTGCCGCAGCATGTGTGGCGAGAAGACACTCTCACAGCTTCATTTGTGAGACACGACACTCAGCTCATAGGTGGCAATTTCCGGGCTATTCTCTCGAAGTCCACCACTGTTGACATACCGAATACTGATTTGTGCGTGACGTATGTGCCCAATGGCGGGGATTGGAAGGATTTATCCAGTTACTTTTCCCTAGGTCCCATACCCAATTCTCCTGCCACGATATTTTATAAGTCGCGGGAGGGCGAGGTCCGATCATGTGTGACTATGTTAGCCAACGCCAAGAATAGTACTGGAGTCAAGAGTTTTCGAGGGTTCCGGTATAAGTTGAAATTTGATACCTTCGACGGCTTGTGTATGTCCCCACTGGTGACCGACACCAAGGGACCAGTTATTGCTGGTTTCCATTTGGGAGGAAAGACTGGAACGCCTTGGGGATGTGCTGGCTCTCTCGTACACAGTCAACTGGAGACTGCACTCACGGAGTTGGCCAAGGTTGAAACCGTGTTGCTGGGCTGCAGTGAAGG